ATAATCTACAAGAAATCATAGTTGGAACAGCTGACTATGCTTCAATCCCCTTACCTAATATAAGCACTATGAAATGTCAGTTTCCTGAATACGAAGAAGCTTATATAAAACAATTCACAGGCTACTACCCTCAACAAATAATTGATGAACAAAACGATGACTTAAATACTTTAGTGGAGACATTAGAGGATTTAGGAGTATTAGTATATAGGCCGGACACTTCATATGCAGAAGTAGAAACTGTCTCACCTCACTGGAAAGGAAAAAATTGGCATTATCACTGTCCAAGAGATTTAACCTTAATTATTGGTAACAATATTATTGAAACTCCTTCTCCAATTTGGAATCGTCAATATGAAACATGGGCGTATAGAGAAGTATTCAATCAACTTTTTAGAGAAGGTTATAATTGGATAAAAGCTCCTACTCCTATTTTATATGATGAAAATTATAAAGAGGATACAAAGGGTGTACCAGCATTAAATAACAATGAGATTCTTTTCGAAGCAGCTAATTGTGTAAGAGTAAATGAAGATATTCTATATCAAATTTCTAACACAGGAAACGAACGTGGTGCAGAGTGGTTACAAAGAGTGCTTGGAAACAATTATAAAGTACATGTGACTAAAAATCTATACTCATACGCACATTTAGATAGCACTATCGTGCCTTTACGTGAGGGATTAGTAGCATACAATGCCTCTCGTGTCACTCCCCAAAATGAACCTGATTTATTTAAGTCTTGGGATAAAATTTGGATAGATGAGTGTGTAGGACCAGACGAACCACCTTTTAATCTACCTTGGGGAGCCAGCGAATGGATTGGTATGAATCTATTAAGTGTAAATGAACATCTAGCAATTGTAGATAAAAAACAAACTCAAATACATCAAAAGCTGAACGCCCACGGAATAGAAACGATTCCCTTAGAGTTAAGACATGACAGAATTATTAGTGGAGGCTTCCATTGCGTGACTTTGGATCTAAAAAGAATAAGTTAGTCGTTTGTGGTGAGAGTTTTAGTTATGGAACTAATAATACCCATTGGCCTCGGATCGTAGCAGATTTCTATAATTTAGATTTGATAAATTTATCTATTGTAGGGTGTAGTAATTATGCCATTTGTTTTCAGCTACAACACGCAACGAGCTATTTAAAAAAGAACGATTTATTAATAACATCACTAACAGCTGCTGAACGTTTTGAAATTGACGATGATGATATGAATTATCCCGCAACATTAAAAGATTTTAGACAAAATATAGATGAAATAAAAGACACCTATTCCACAAAATCTCCAACCATAACATCTGGTAATATACCCTCTCAATTAAGAAATTATCATATAGAGCATATGAAAAAATATTTGATTAGTAGTTCATATAGATTAAGCGCGCAATATCAAGCTTGGGCTTTACTACATATTTTAAGTTTATTACCATGTAAGTATCTTTTATATAGAAATATTTATCCTAGATTTCACCAAAATCTAGATGAATATTATAATGAACACTATTTTGGTTTAGAATCAGTAATGATAAATTCTGGCCCACATGATTATGAAAAAGAAAATGTAAAGTCAACAAATCATCTTTCTGACGAAGAAAATAAAATTTTTGCTAGTAGAGTTATAAAAGATCTTAATGAACGTTGTATATGATCAAATAGTCGATGGTAAACCAATTCCAAACGGTATTTATAAAAAAGATTTAATTGATGTTTATCTTTCTAATAACGTAAGGTATGAGTATTACTACCCCGTAATTACTCCCTCCGTAATGGTTAAGAAAAATTACATAAAATCATCAGATGCTGAAAACGGCCTTTACCCAATCGGCTTCAGAGAACCTAGAATAATTAATGAAAATTTTTTAAGGTTAATGTTTGATTATGGAATAGATGAAGGAACTAAAGAAAAATTAGTAGAGGGTAGACTAACTTTAGTTTTGTATTTAGACGAAGAACCTAATACTGTAAACCATGTTTCCGTATTATACGATTTTTGCAAAAAGAAAAAAATAGCAAATTTTTTCATATATGTAAATGTAATGCCAGTTATAACAGATGAAGAAAAAAGATATAGGGTTAGATATGCCTACAGATTTTATGATTTAGTCAGGCGTGATATTAAACAAGGACCAGTATCTAGGAATATTGACATTAATACAGATTATATTTTTAATGTCTTCGGTTGGTTTTTTTCTAATTATGACTTTAGATCAGCGATGGTATATGCGCTTTTAAAAAACAATCTTCAAAAAAATAATTTAATATCACATAATAATAAAGTTGTTATTGATACGACTTTTACAAAAGGAGTTAGAAGCGTCGAAAAAATTTGTAGCAACCTTGATTACACACAATTTAAAAAGGCTTTAGATATTATACCCGAAGAAGCCATTCAGTATACAAAACTAAGTCTTGTAATTGAGGCATATTTTGATAACGTATATACTGATGGCGTTTATCTTACAGAAAAATCTTTTAGATCAATTTACTTTAAAAAACCTTTTTTACTGTTAGGACAACAAGATTCTCTAAAAGAATTAAAAAATAGAGGATTCAAAACATTTCATTTTGCTTTAGATGAACGATATGATGATATGAATGATGATAGAAGATTCTTAAGTGTTTTGAAGCAAGTATTAGATATAAATAAACTTAAAAAAGATGATCTACATCAAATAATTGAACAATGCGAAAATACTGTAGACTACAACTATTATCATATGCTACATTGTTTAAAATCAGAAATTGATTTTTTATCAAAACAAGGTGCTTAAAATGACTAATAAAAATAAGGCAAAAGGTTCGGCATATGAACAAAAAATAGCAAATAAGCTTACGAATGAATTTAAACGAGAGTTTAGAAGAGTTCCCTTATCTGGATCAATAGACTATCTTAAAGGTGACATTTGGACTCCTCATGACACAGCATGGTGGCCTTATGCTGTAGAATGTAAGCACTATAAAGATTTACAATGGAATAATCTTTTAACCTCAAAAACAACAGACATTCTAAACTTTTGGCGACAAACAGTAAGAGAGGCGGAAGTGATGAAAAAGAAACCTCTATTAATATTTAGATGGAATCGTTCAAAAGACTTTGTTGCTTTTAACGATGAAATACAAGTTCCATTCTTTGTTGAAATAAAATCTTTTGGGTGTCACTTTAAAATAACAAAACTTGACGACTGGTTAGAAGCCATTAAAGAGCAAACTAATCTTGCTCAATCCTCTTAAAATTGTTATAGTTATATATAAATACAGGAGACAACTATGACAAAATCTTGGAATGACCTTGCAGACTTGCAAGCTCCCGACTATTCTACGTACAACAATCTTTTAATTATTGATGCTAACAACCTCTCGTATCGCTGGTTACAGAGAGCTAATTATGCTTCGTTTGATGCTGACTTTATCCGTACAATTCAATCTCTTGCAAAATCATACGAAGCTGCAAGAACAATTGTTTGTTTTGACTTTGGTAAATCATATTACCGTATGGATATGCATGACGAGTACAAAGGCACTCGTAAAAAACCACAAGATGAAGAAGAAGCTAAAAAATACGAAGACTTCTTTGCAGTTCTCAATGCTTTGCCTGATCAACTTGATGAGGAAGTGCTCAAGTTTCGTGGAGTAGAAGCTGATGATATACTTGCATGGATTACTCAGAATGTTTCTGAACGCTACGAACACACATGGATTGTATCATCAGACCGTGATTTGTATCAGCTAATAGATGATAATGTATCAATATTCAACATCTTTGGTAGAAAAGAAGTTACTCTACAAACTCTAAGAGAAGACTTTGACGTCAATCCTTCAGAGTACATGTTATCAAGAATAATTGAAGGTGATAAATCAGATAATATTTTAGGTATTGAAGGGATCGGACCGAAACGTGCTCAAGGGTTAGCTAGAGAATACAAAACACTTGATTCTTTATTAGAAGCCTTACCGATAAAAGGTCGTTCAAAGTATATTCAAAATCTTAACGCAGGTCACAATCAGTTAGTTAGAAATGAAAAACTAATTAATCTTAAAAAATATTGTGTTGATGCGATCACTGCAGGAAAGTACGGAGATGAACCACTTAACCAACTTAATGCTCTGTGAAGTTAAGATAGAAAAAAGTTCCAAAGCAAAACATCTTGAAAAAAAGACTGGTATAGACTGGTCTTTTGAGGTCTATAATCATAGAGAGCCATATGTTCATCTTAGAGCCTGCATAGATGAGCCTGTAACTCTTGAGCCAGAAGAAATATTTCCCTTTCCTACAGGTATATATCCTCAAATAACAAACCCAAATTATGTATTAGAAGTTAACACGCTAAGTGGTTTAATATATAATTATGGTGTGGTGATGACTGAAAGAGTAACATACTTTCCCTATACGTTTAGAGATGAAATATGGATTCATTTAGAAAATAAAAATACACAAGCTGTGACTATAGAGCCTGGTCAAAAAATAGCACAAATGTGTATAAAATTACTCCCAAGAATGGTGATAAAATACGTTGATTCGATAGAAGAATCTCCTTGGAAAATGGATTCTGGAAAAACTTTTATCAAAAGAATTAAAGATCAAATTAGAAATAGGCAGAATAAAAAAATTAGTGAACAATATAGTAGGGATAAAATTCTTAAAATATATGGAGACAAAAAATGAACGTCAAGCTTATATCATACTCTCAACCAGTTGAGGGATTAGAGGAACTAAAAGATATTCAAGAAGTCGTAGCTTATTGTGCAAGGGTATCAAATCCAGATAATCAAATTAATAGTGAAACTTCAGAAAAGCTCTTAAAGTATCTCATAAGAGAAAAACACTGGTCACCGTTTGAAATGGTTTCTGTTTGTATGGAGATTGAAACTACAAGAGACATCGCTAGACAGATTCTACGTCACAGATCTTTTTCGTTTCAAGAGTTTAGTCAAAGGTATGCAGACCCAAACGATGCGTTGGGATGGCAACAACGTGAAGCAAGATTACAAGATTTTAAAAACAGACAAAATTCTATTGAAACAGATGACAATAATCTACAACAAAAATGGTTGGGTCAGCAAGATTTAGTTAAGCTCCAAGCTGTAAAAGCCTACACTTGGGCTTTAGAGATGGGTATAGCAAAAGAACAAGCAAGAGCAGTATTACCTGAAGGGCTGATGCAATCAAGAATTTACATGAACGGCACTCTGAGATCATGGATTCATTATATCGACCTTAGAAGTTCAAATGGCACGCAAAAAGAGCATAGAGAAATTGCAAGAGCGTGTGCAGATGAGATTGTAAAAATATTTCCAATGGCAAAGAGTTATTTAGCACCGCCGCCATCATGATTGGATTCCTCAGTCAATATGTGTATGGTTTAGGACACAGTAATAGAACTAAACTTATTGCAGAAGAAGTTGCAAAATATAATGATGTTCTAATTATTGAAGCAGTTTTCAAACCACCACTCAAGTATGATATTCCAATTATAAGCTTTTTAGGTGACGTATTACCACCCAAAGGTAAAACAACTTCTTCATTCGTAATGAGTGAGAAGATGATAAATCTTAGGATAAAAAAATTTAAAGAAACTTTAGATAAATATCCTATTAAGTTACTGGTTATAGAGGGCTTTCCTTTTTGTAGGCATCAGTATGCACATGAGTATTTTATTTTTTTAGATGAGTGTAAAAAAAGAAATATAAAAATGATTGGATCAGCTAGAGATTTTCCTTGGGACGATCCGCACGAAGATCAATTAAAAGATTGGGTCAATTATTCACAAAACTTAGTGTGTAGGTATTATTACGAAAAATTTTTAATTCACGGTGATCCAGATATATTACCGCTTTATAGTGATAAAACTAGATACGCTAACTCTAAACAAATTATAGATAATATATCTGATAAACTAGTTTATACTGGTTATGTCTGTGATTCAAACTTAAAACAGCACAAAAGAAAAAACAATCACATTTATGTAAGCACAGGTCTTAATAAAGATGAAGGACTAATACTTTTTAAACAAATCACTAAAATAGCTGATCAATTTAGTGATTATAAATTTATTATGCCAGTAGCTAATAGATACAAAAATTTAGCTAATACAGTAAGAAAAAATATGGTTTTTGTTGATTACATACCAGACTTAGGCAAAAGAATACAATCATGCGCTGCATTAATAAGTTATGCCGGGTATAACACAACAATGGAGGTTTTAAAAGCAAGTGTGCCAACAATTTTTGTTCCAAGGCAAGATGGGCAAAAGTTAGAGCAATTTGTTAGGTGTTATGCTTTTGAACCATATGGGTTTTTTAAAGTTTTAAATAATCAAGAGTTTAATAAGTTAGACGTAGTATTAAACGAAGTCCTAAATAGTAAACCAAACAAATTCACTTTTAATATTGACGGAGTTTCAAATTCAGCGAATGAAATCAGAAAAGTATACAAAAGCTAGAAAACAGTGGAAACAAGATCAAATTGATTCTGAATTAATAAGAATCAAGAAGCATTTTAAAAGAGGTGATGTTGAAAATCTCTATAGGTTTATTTATGTTAGACATTCTTGGATATATAAAACTATTCTTGATCAAAGACTAAAACCAAGATTAAAAGTAGCAGATAAAATCTTACTTGTTGGTTCTGGTATGTATCCTTATTCATTGCTAGATATGTATAAAAGATTTCCCGACAAGAATTACTATGGTTTAGAAATATCAAAAAGTTTTTGCAATTTATCAAAAAAGATAATCAATAAAACACCTGCTAAAATTGAGATTATTCATGTAGACGCGTTTGAATATGATTATAGCAATTTTGGAATAGACGACATGATATTTATTTCGTGTGATGTAGAATCAGAAAAAACTATTGAACAGATTGTAAAAACAAGTAGGGCGCAGTTTTGGATCTGCGCCCCGTATGAAAAAGTTTGGATGTTTAATTTACTTTCTAAGTGACTTATAAAGTTTTTTCATTTTTATTGTTTCGCGTTTCTTTACTTTACGCTTTTTGCGTTTTTTAATTTTAGGCATAGAGCGTTGAAAGACTTCGGGGACAATCATTTTACTTTTACAGTCTTAACTGTCTGAGACATAGGATTTTTCACCTCTTTTACAGTTATGTCATGTCCCGTGCGATAATATTCTAAAGTCTCACGTTTTACTTTTGGATCATACTCCTCACGAAGACCATAACGGTTATCTCCGATTGGTTGAACCTTAGCATTTCCGAGACCACTTCCGTAAGAGGTTCTAGCCATTGTCACTCCTTAACGCATGTCTTTAATGACTTTACCGCCCATGCCTCGTGTTACATCTTCTGATGCAGCATTAGACTGTTTGCTAATAGAGCCAGACTTTGGTCCACCTTGGGTTTCTGGTGTACGATAGTTACCCATAACCTTTGTGGCTTGCATGTCAGTGACATATTTTACAGGCTTACCTTTTTTATTGTAAGAACCGTCAGCTGAAGCCATTGGAGAAGCGGCTGATGCCATTCCTTCACGTGGCTGTTTTGCTTCTTTTGAAATCATTGCCATGATTATCTCCTTATCCTAAATTATGAAATCAGTGCTAAGACTGTTTCTGTCATATTACCTGCGTTTGCAGCACCTGCTGTTGATGCGCGAACTGTTGCTACGTGTACAGCACCGAGGTTATCAGTACCACCGCCAGGTGTGTAGTATGTATTTGCAGCTGCGTTAAGCTGTGAGAAGCTGATCTCTGAATTACAGTTAGACACAATTGCTTGGTCAACTTCAGACATGTCACAATACTCAACTACGAGTCCTGGACCACCAGTTGCTGCTGTTGATACTAAGTTAGCACATTGATTAACACCATGCTCGTTGTTTGAAAACTTACAGTTAATGAAGTGCAGTTTTACAGCAGTGTTACCATTTTTTGTAACACAAGCTTTACCACCTGTTGAGGAAGCAGTTGAACCTCTAAAGTGCATATTTTTAAATGTGATAGTTCCTGATGAAGCATCATTAATAACCATGTCACCATCGATGATGATAGAGTCACGATCACCCATACCAACAAATGCGTAGTTAGTCGCGGTCAAACCTGAATTAGCAGTGTATGAACCAGGATAAAGATGTACTTCATTTCCGCCCTGTGTAAGGGCGGCAGCAGGGATATCATCAATTGAGGCTGCGAAACCGTCGGTTCCGCGTTTATCGATAATTGCCATTATTTTCTCCTTAAGAATCGATTTGTGATCTTATTTTCACAAAGTTTTACATATATGTCAAAATTTATTTCTTACGTTTCTTCCCTGCTGCGCTGAGTGCTATTGCTACTGCTTGGCGGCGCTGGGCTTCTTTACGTGTGATACCTTTACGTTTGGCTAAAGTGTTAACTCCTTTAGCACGAGCTTTTGAAGGTTTTTTCATTAGCTCCTTAATATTACCTGAAATTGTTTTTTGTGATTTACCGCGTTTGAGAGGCATTCATCATTCTCACAGACGGAGGAGTCATATCATTATCATCCTCTTCTTCTTTTTTACTCGCAAGTTCTTTCATTTTTGCCATATGAACATCTTCAACATAATCATGCTCTTCTTTCATATCCATCTCTTCAGCAATATCCATAATCATGTCTGCATAATGTTGTGTTTTTTCAACCATAGCATCTGTTGCAAAATCATCAGCAATAGCTTTTTTCTCAACCTTAAACAACATATCATGAAGCATGGCAGATTCTATAGCTTCTTCTGATGGCTCAATATCTTTATACACCTTTTGTGCTGATGGACATATATCAAAGTGTTTAGTTTGATAATCACCTACTTTCACCTGACCCTCTGGCATTGATGATTCCTCCATAGCTGGTTGTTCTGACATGGGCATATCATTTGAATAAACTAGATAATCACGAGCACCATTCATCATAGCAGAAACTTTGGCTAATTTATTAGTCCACCAAGTAGGAAGTGAGGCTTCCATGTCTTGTGGTAATGCGCCTAAAATATCATTAGCATCTTCAATTATAGTTTTGCACATTCTGCGAGAAGAAGCTACGTCAGTATGTCCGTCTTTTTTCATTTGCGTTTCCTTTTAAAACCAATAGGCTTAGAGTATTTTATAGGATACCCAAGCGATCTCTCTCTATTTATGAATCGTTCAAGAGTAGAATAACTTAATTTTTTGTTTGTGGCAAGTTTTCTAATTTTCTCATTACGGCGAATACCCTGATTTGGGAATCTTAAAAATTTGAATTTTCCAGATTTGAGAACTGTTTTCATTAATTACCCCATTGATTACTGGCATCTGACTTTGCGATCTGACCGGTAGTCAAGTCTTCCTCAGTTTTTTCTATAGATGAAACAATTTTTCCACATTGTGATTTACATAGTTTAAACGATCTTTCATAACCCTGCAAATAGTTTTGTAGTTTAGTCCAATATTCGTAAGAAATAATTTTTTGTATTGGCACATTGAAACCATTAAACATGCGCTCAAACTTTGGGGGATAATAGAATCTATCATTTTGTTCATCATAGTAATGACCACCAGTCCAACAACACCTAAAGACTAAACCCTCTGGAGATATGTACCACTTACCCCAATTATCCCAGACACAGTGAATTTTTCTTTCAGCTAATTCATACTGTTTAGTTTTCTTAGAATGAACAAACTTACCAGATTTTGGAGCGAACACATCTCTTGATGTTTTAACTGTAGAAAAAGTAGTAAATCCTGAATCTTTTGCAAGCTGTTTAGCCTCTTCAACTTGATGCTTATTATGTTCAAATACAATATATTTCCAATGAACCTGAGTGTTGCCTGTAGAGATTACTGATTTAGCATTTGTAAACACTGTTTCAAATTCTGTGTTTATTCTATATTTAGAGTGAGTATCCCATAAACCGTCTAAGTCAAAATTAATGATGTCACGTTTAGTTAATATATTACCTACATCGGTCCAAAAATCATGACCATGAATACCACCATTAGTATGTATCAAAAGTTTGGTATTATGTTCTTTTACATAAGCAATAATTTCACGAAACTGCTTATTCATAACAGAATCACCAAAATTACCGTTAATTACCAACCATTCTAAATTGTAAAGAAGTTCTGAATTAAAAAGTTTCTTGAAGTTATCTAAGGTTATTGTGTATTTTGAATCATTGAGATTAACACGCAAAGGTTTCCACCGATGACAGGCTGGACAACGAGCATTACATCTAAATGTCAATTCAGTTGTTAATTGTCTTATATTACGCATTAGTTAGAGTATGGACTGTGAAAACTACTCCAGAAGGTATAGATGCTTCTTTAAATTGTATTGTTTCATTAGAAGTATGTAATACATAGTCAGCTGAAGTCTGAAACACACCATCTAAAGTAACAAGGGTAATATTAGACTGATTAGCAACATCTTTTCCTATAAAGAATACATTTGATGTTCCTACGGATGTATTAATATTTTGAAATGGTAGAGATAGTGTGCCACCACCAGTAATAGCATCTACATTATCTGAAACAGTATTAATGTTGGCGTTGAGTCTAGTGAAAGTAACAAAGTCATTTGAGTGCATTACAGTTACGTTAGCAACGCGCCTTGCCTCAATCGCATCTGCATTTGCATCGAGTGTATTAATATTAGTGGTCAGTGTGTTTACATTATCAGTTATGGATACGTGAAGATCAGCCCCATCATACTTTATGTTAGCTGCTGTAAGTATGCCTACATCAAGATTACCGGCAGTTACTGGTGATATGGAAGTGTTTGTAGAAGGGTCTTTTGTATCAGAAACCTTAAATGTTCTGGCAGATTCATCATAGAAGAATGCAGCATTACCTTGGTTGCCTCTATTAAAGAAAAAACCTACATCATCGGCCGGTGTTCCTGTTGCTGAGTTAGCTAGCATAATCATTCTATCTTGAACAATCATGTTAACAGAATTAGAGGTTGTTGTGTCTCCACTAATAACTAAGTTACCAGCTACTATCAGATCGTCATTCATAGTAACTTGACCAGTGAATGCAGTGCTACCGTCAATGATTCCAGCAACATTAGTTTGAACGACGTTTATATTAGAATTTAGTTGAATAAATGTAGCTGACACATTTGCTTTTGTATCAAGATTAGTATTTGCAAAGGAACCAAAAGAATCAATATTAGATCTAACTAAAACAACATTGGCTTCGGCTGCAACTACGTTTCCTTGAACACTGTTTATATTTGCTGTAGTTGCGTCTAAATTTGCATTAAGTCGAGTCTCAACGGACGCAGAATTAGCTTCACTGTCTAAAGCAGCTAAACCGACTGACTCATTTTTAATGTGTCTGGTTTCAATGATGTTGTTTGACAGTTGAGCTGACGTAATAGCATTTGAGCTAACAACTGTACTGGTAACACGTGTAAGTGCCATTTAAACTCCTAATCGTCTTTAGAATCTTCTTCTAATTCCGCAAAAAATTCCGCTAAAAAGTCTTTTTGATCTAGAGGTTTGTCATTGTCTATATTATCTAGATCATCTTCGTCTTCAAAAAATTCCTTAATAAAATCTTCTACTTGTTGATCAACTGATGGGGGTGCTAACAACTCGTCATATACTTCTTTTAAACAGATCTTTTTTGTAAGGTCAATTAAAAAAGAAACGTCATCATCGTCAATAGATCCTACAGTTACTCCATCATCAGTGGTTATGTTTACAGTTGAATGCTTTTTTTGTTCAAAATAAACTGTATCAACATCATCTCCTTCGACTAACTCTTTAAGTTTTGGCTCGTGATCAATAATTAATTCTAAAGGAAAGTTCCTAGATCTAATTTCAGCATTCTTTCCTTCATCGTAATTTTTATAAGCAAAATATGCATAAGGATTTGAACTATCACTAATTACACATTTTATATATTCCATTTATATCTCCATTAAGTTTTAATTATATAGTTTATAACACTACTAGGTACGGTAAGTGTGTGAGTATGTGAAGCTTGACTTACTCCTGTTGCTACTGTTGTAGTGGATGAGTCTTTAGCAGAAGCCGCCACTGTTGTTGTAGAGACTGTTAAGTCACCGTCACCATCTGCTGCTGTAGTTACAACAGAGCTTGCACTGGCAGAACCAGTCTGTGCCCCTAGTGTTGAGTTGTTTGTGCCTTTACCGAGAGGAAATCTATCTCGTAAATCTGGTAGAGCAAAGTTTGTAGCATCGCCACCAAAAGCTGTGCCTATCGCTGCGTAAAGAGAACCATAAGTTGCAGACGCAACTGTTGAACCGTCACACATTAACCATCCCGTTGGTGCAGAAGAAGCACCAGTCATCACAATCGTACCTGCTGGAATAAGCGGTGCAGGTGTAGAATCAGGATCGTTTTCAATTGAATTCTGACTTAAAGTAGCAGCAGCTAAGTTAGCATAGTTACCTGGGGTTTTCATCACATGAAGCCCATTTAGTGATGATGTCGCTGCAGCGTCTAGTCTATGCACTATTGATACATTTGCAGAGTTTAGTGAACCAACAGTAATAGTAGTATTTTTTGATGCTGTAGCAGATAGCAAAATTGTTGAATTAGATTCGTAGTCAGCTGTACCATCAAAAGAGTCGTGAGTGAATCCTGTTTTTGCAAAATTAATACGATCTAGAGAAATACTATTTAAACCAATCATAGTATTAGTTATAGAGCCGTTTGTCGGAGGTATACCTATATCTTTTACGCCTGCCATCGCGCCCGAGTTATCAGTTATCAAATACAAACGTGCATTGGCAGATAAAGCACCAGAGGATGATGGAGTAGCTACAAGCTCTCCAATCTCATATGAAGCAACATTTCCTGCAAGTGCAACAATACCATTTTCAACACGATTACCTACACCTACACGAGTGAAGTTACCACCAACTGGAGAGGATTTTACATGAACAGAGTCTGATATATAAAGAGCATTAGTTTTTTCACTTCTATATAACATACCATCTTGCTCACCAATTGCTGCACCAATAGCAGTAATATTAGGTGCCGCTGGCGTTGCAGTTGACTTAAAATTAGTCAATAATGATCTTAAAGAGTTATTAAACTGAAGTCGAGAAATATTAAGTGTAGTTCCCGAAGTTGGTTCAATATAAGAATTAGAATCTACTAATGACATTTATACCCCTGTTGCCGTTATTTGAACTTGTATGCTCTGATTAGTTGGTGTTGCTACATCGTTCTCAATATCAAATAACCTAAAGCTAACCTGTGTGTTAGACCCTTGAGTAACAATAGCAGTTTGCGCAGTTGCCGTATCAATTGGTTGAATACTAATTACTGGACGAGCAAGAAACGCAGAGTTAGCATAATCAACTGTCATGGTTGTATTATTATAGGTTAGTGTGTTAGAGAAAATAGTTTGCTCTTTTTCTACTGTATAACGAAACTGATCTAATGTAAAGTCATATTGGTCCTCCTCGGTGTTGTTTACGACAAATTTTATTTGGAACTGTCTAAATATTTTAGTGCCTGCCTCGTAAGGGACAAACTCATCGTTAACACCGCTTGAACCAAAAGCAGCAGTATTCACTGTGCCGTCTGAAAAATAAACTATTGAATTAGGTTGTGTAGTTGTTCTAATAAATGTTTGTTGTGTCAGTGCGCCTACATCTCCTTCAAAAGTAATATTAGTCGCATCAGCATATTGTTTAAGATCGACCAAAGAGTATGACGTTCCAGCAGCTGACAGGTTTGCATAAGTGTTGCCTCCAGTAGAAGCTCCATTTGCAAAAAATGTATTTCCTAAAACAACTGTATCTGTATCTACAGTGCCAGCTATAAAAGCAATAACATTGGAGTTTGCATAATCACCCTGATCAAGAACACCTCCTGAAGTAAATGTTCCAAAACCAGAAGTATCAAGTGCTGTTGTAGCACCGCTATCGGTATATAATTCTAGAGTCGTGGCTGTAGCACGTTTTGCGAAAATTTCTCTATTATTAAGTTGTGTCATGCCTTCAACGTCATGAATTATTACTCTAGCAGTCGTTGCAATACCGTGTTCTGCTAAAGAAGTGGTGACAACTCCAGGGCTAGCTTTAGTAACCGCTGTGATAGGTATAACATTACCAGTATAATTACCTGTTAGCTTAAGGGCATAAACATTACCTGCGGTAGAACCACTCATAAGAGTTTTGTTGTTAGCATCAAATCTGAAATCTAAGCTTAAGGTATTTCCTGAACCTAGATTTCTGCCTAATCCTCCTACAGCAGCATCGGTGGTTCTTCCAGAGGTTGATGCGTCTGTCGTGCTAGAATAAATTGTCGAAAATTCATCATTGTAAGTTGTTTGAATTTGTTGAGAGCCAATAATATCTAATTGAACTTGTCCCGTAACAGTGCTACCAAAATCTCTAATCTGAGTAATATATGTAGCAGAACCATCCGCCAACAAGTCGTCTGCATCAGCTAAAACAGAAAACCCTGATGAAGTGCCGTTTGCATTATCTATAGTTGATGGATCAAACGAATGCACAGTAGTGTTTGCAACGCCTCCTACGTTTGAATTTGCGAATGACGGATAATTGGTTTCATGACTATTTGTATTAGTTATAATTGTAAAATCAGTGGTAGGCGAATCCTCGTTGTAAGCAGCAACAACAGTGCTTCTTTGAGGCCTTGAGCTAGTAATTGTTATAGCAACAACATCCTCACTCTCATTACCACTTGTATCTCTGGTTTTTGCTAAATATGTAAATGTACCGAATTGATCTATTGGAACAGATTTTCTATTTACACCAGCTGCAACACTTGCAAACGCGGATGCTGCAATAAAATTAGCTAATGTAGCTGCATGGGTTCCTGCTAGTCGTCTTATATTAACTTCTTGCAAATCAAGATCAAATAGATCACCATCACCATTTCTTACATATTCCCAGAAGAAAGTAATCTGATCAGTTTGTTGCCCACCAGTAAAGTTAAAGATGTTTTCAGGTTTCGCAGTCTTACCTACAATTTGTTTGGTAATAGTTGATGTGACTCCTCTAACATCTTTGTTAAGTGCAGTTACTCTGAATATAATATCATTTGGAATACCGCCTTGTCTTAAACCTCTGTTAATACCATACACTGTGACTCTTATTTTTCCATCATCTTCAACTCCTGTAGATGGAACCTTAACTGTATTAAAAGAAGTTAATCCAGCACCACCATCGTTACTTCCAATGTCTTCAATTTGAGTTAATTTATATGAAATTTCATAATCTGTAACCTCTTGTCCAGTAATATGATCAAACTCACAAGTAACTCGAATAGCAACCCCACCAGTTTGCTCCCGATATAATGATTCAGAGAGGCTTAATCCTGTTACTTTTTGGATCGGAGGTTTTTCTATTTTTATGCTTTTTTCAGCAAAAGCACTTGCTCTTCTAAAGCTGTTAACATTTCGAGCCTTAACACTTGTAGTTCCTTCTGGTAAATTTGTTATCAAGAGATCATTATCAACAAAAACTTTTTCATATTCAGAATTTACTTGCAATTCATAAATTCCACTATTTGCTAAATTAAACCTACCAGGATAAACTGACTCGTCATAATCTAAAGTACAAGTATTAGCAGAAACATTATTAATTGTTCCCTCTGGATTTTCAGATATATTAACTAGTGTTGAACCAAACAAATTAGAAGTAGGTCTATCAACAAAATTTACTCTAAATATAGAGTTTGTTGTCAGAGCAGCGTTGTAAGATGCGTCAGCTGGATCAAAGCTAGTGTTTTGGATTGTAAATACATTGCCTGCAAAAGTTTGAACGTTATCACCCACCTCAAAGGCAGGAACAGTATAGTGGTCTATTTCAACTCTGTATTCAGAATCTGAACTTCCCACAGTGTATTCTAGATTAGACTTTACTGTGCTATTTTTATTGAATGTAAACTGACCTGATGACTTTTCTTGACCATCTACAAAAAATCTAATAAAGCTTTTGTCTCTAGGACGAACAGGTAACTGGATATGCTCAATTGTTGTCGCTCCCTGACTTTCGACAAAAGCCCCTCCAAAAGTGTTGCTTACAGTAAATGTTTTTTCAGTGCCAGATACATAAAATGATGAATTACTAAAAAATCGTGCATCCAATAATTGGTTTATCTTAACAAAAAAGGGAGCTTCTGGTAAAACTTCTATTAAATTAAAAGTGCCAGTTAAAGTGTTTTCGATATCTACCGTATCTGATGTTTTATCAAAAGTTACTATATTAGCTGATACTTCTACCGTATCATCTGCAAAAGCAATGAAATTTCTTAAGCTATTTTTAGAGGCTTTTTCTTTTAAGGGAATTGTGACAAAGTCGTCACCTTTTAAGCCTCCAAAAACACCTGGATCGTTCACATCTAAAATGTGTTTAAAAATATTTTCATCAAAAGCTACATTCAATCCTTCAAGAGTTAATCGTACATTAGATGTTCCATCACCATTATCAACTTGTGCAAATCCGTTACATAAAAGTCTGATCTCACCTAAAAAACTAGAAAAACCAGCTTTTCCAGTAAGAGTTCCAAAACCTTCAGTATCTGCTATTGCCGCACCATTGTCTACAGTTAGTGATAGTACACTTTGATGTGAGTTATTAATTAGAGTAGTGGCTACTGGCTGAGATACTAAAAATTCAGTTCTATAAGTTTGAATATAGCCTAAACGATCTGTGTTATTATCAATCTTTGCATCAAAAACAATAGAACCATCTACCAAACGTCTAACAACTTTTTCAAGATTAAATAATGGAACAGGTGGGGCCTGATAAGGACTTTCTATATCAGTATAAGCAGTTGGAGTATAATCAATAAATGAATCTGAATCAACATAAACATTTGATACATACTCTTTAGCTATCACATTAACATCGCCATCAGCTTCTCTCTCAAGTTCTGCAACTGTAAAAAGTTTTCCTGCTTTGTTAGTGTAGAAGTCACCAGTATTTACCCACTCACCAAAACTCCACAAATCTCCTCTAACAGGCACATTATTAGCCGCAAAACTTGAAACACTATCAATGTTCTTAGTAATGGGATTAAATCTTCCAATAATTTTCATCTCAACTAAATCAGAGCCTGTTGCAACATTATCGGTTGAATCTAGGGTAAAAGCAGAATTACTGACAATGTATAAATCAGTTCTGTCGTTTTCAACTTGAATTACTCGTAATGCTAAAGGATTAGTATTAGCAGTAAAAGTAGTTGCTGCGATAGTGGGTTGTGTAAAGTGTTCCAGTATAACATTAGCATCGCCAGATGTCGAAGCATTAGCTGACACTTTTCCACCGAAACCAAAATTAATTCCAGTTTGATTTTGTGATACAGAAATAACATCTCCAGGAGCTAAGTTAAGTCCTTCAGAAGAAGTAGTGAATGAAACTACACGTTTTACAAATTTAGAAGCTGCAATATGATATTGAGCAAAACGCAGAGCTTGACTTCTGCGAGTAACTCCTGCTAAATCTAAGGTCATTACGTTTTCTACAGTAGCTCTTGGTGTTCCATCATTAGCGTCAGCAGAGTCTATACGTATCATCTCACGTTTATAATGATTGGTTGGATCAATATAGGATACCTCTACACCTGTAATTAATTCACTCTCTTTGTTACCACTAATTTTAAAAGTTCCAGATTGAATATTAGTCTCGTTGAAGGTCATTGATGGATATTGTTCAGGTTTATCCACAGCTAGAGAGATTTTTCCAAAAGATTGTATCAACGCACCTCTAAAAGATCCACAAATGGATTGAATGTGTTCAACAGCTTGACGTTGATCAGCAATAAGCATGTTGGTAGTAAAGCGTCTTTCTTTAATAGCTGTGCCTTCAGGAATACCTACTAGAGTTTGTTTAACTGAAGTAAATTGACCTCTAGGCTTGTGCCTAAAGGATCCATCAGCTAATCCATCTACGCCTATAAACTGACCTGTTTGTGGATCCACAGCATCACAATACTGTGCTACTTGGAAAAACTTATACTTATCAATATTATCCTCTGGTATGCCTAAACCATAAGTTTGATTTGTTAGTAGATCGTAAACGATCCATACTGGGTTTTGAGTCCATGAGTATACAAAAGACCCATCCCAAGTGCCTAAATAAATTAGTGGATTGGAATTAGTTTGTGTAACTATGTTATCGTTTACAGTCACCTCAGAGGTAACAATTTGAGTGCCAGTGGGAGATACTGAGGGAACTTGATTAGTATTAACTTGATCTTCATTAAAGCTTGGATGCGTAGCAAAACTAATTTGAACATTTTCATTAGGAGTTCCAAATACATGCATTTTTACAGTATTTCCACTACCTGTGGCAGTTGGTATTCTTATCTGGCTCATGCCTGCTGCGCCAGTACACTCATAACGAACACTTATGCCAAAATCTGTTGAGCCGTCTGGTGTTGAAAAGATTCGATCTTTTTCGTTAGTAAAACCAGAAGCACTAGCCTGTGACTGACCGCCATTAAAAATACGCACAACACCGTCAACTCCTTTGATACAAATACCAACTGTGCCTGATATTGAACCCATATCATAGGTAAAGTTATAAGTTCTTCCCGCAACTAGGTCAGCTCTTGCAGCGCCAAAGCTCACAGCAGTCTCTGTTGAAGTTTGGGTCGCAGATGTATGAGATCCTGTATCAGTTTTTTGAAGGCTATACCCATTAGTCGTATATCCAAAGGTACCAGTCTTCGGAAGCTCTAGCTCTCTCCAATCTATTTGTCCGTTTGTTAGGATAGGTTGATTATAGTTTGAGGGCACTTTTACTAATAGACCTTTAACAAGAGAGGTAAAATTAGGAACACCTCCTTGATGTTCATTAAAAGCTTTTAACGCATAACCAATTAAAGCAGTTCTTGGGTAGGCTTGTGGTTCGTTTTTAATCTCAAACCATCCGACAGCTTGAATTTGTGCAGTGTTTCTAGAGCTAGTAGACTCATTAGAAGTTTTTTCTATGGTAAATTTATAACCATCTGTTGATCTACTAGCTACGGGGATATTAACAGACAGATCAAATTTGTATGGCGTATTGGTTTTGCCTTTAACTGTCTTTTCAACAGATTTTATCTCAGTAGAACCAGTTGAATCAAACACAGTAATTTTAATTGTTAATGAATTTTGTTTTACATTGCCTTGATTATCTTGAACTTGTAGTGCGTTAATTACAAACAAAAATCTCAACTCGTGCCAGTCATTAGCACTAGTGCTTTGTAACAATACTTGTGTTTTTGGTATGCCGTTTACATTACCTTTTTTAAGAGTAACTGGAGAAGCAAATTGTTGAGGAGTGATTGAAGTGTCGCCAAACTTGTTTAAAACAGCTTGAGTTGTTGTGCCAGTAGTAGTTGAAGTTTGAAAAAATTCTGGATTCTCGACACCAGTGGAAGTGATCAAATCATCAATTGAACTATCAGTAATCTCAATATCTTGAGGTCCATTAGGATTAATTCTATAAACTGGTCCTTCGCCAAGTGCATTAAGAAGATACATAATGTCAGTTGAATACAGGGTGTTGGGTTCTTCAGTAGGGTTTCCACCTTGACCGCCGCCGCCACCAAAACCACCTTTTATGAGAGGTAGTTGTTTACCTTGATATGTTGCATATTGTTTAACTTTCATTAGAACTGATCAACTACCCTTATTAAATCATTTTTACCGTGTTCGACAGCATCAATATGCCCACTTACTAAGTGTCCAGCTGTTCTGTGCATACCGTAAATTAGTGGTATCGGTGTCCCACTTGATATGGTGCTTTGTAAAGATCCAAACATATCATTTGCGCGAACCGCTTGATCTGTCGATTTTATGGACTCTGGAGACTGAGTGAAGAGTGATGTTACAAGTGCGAGTCCTGCGTTGACTGCAAGAGTGCTAGCTGTAATACCGGTTCCAAATATACCACCTGTTGCAGCCGCTGTGCTAGTAGCACCAGCCCCAATAGCGCCTCCCATAGCACCTGGACTCATTCCTAATGCAGCACCGCCACCACCACTAAAAGCAGCTGCAATCTGAGGACCAACAACAAAAGCCGCTGTTGCTATAGCTGCGATCTTCAAAAGGTTAGAGGTCTTTTTACCGCCACCACCGCATATAGCTGGTACAACATAAAACTCATCATCCTTCTTAATTCTTTTAATAATAAAATCATTATTAGTTAAGGGAACAAGTTTCTTGTCAAGTATGAAATAACCCTCATCAATCTCACCTAAATAACTCTTTTGTGCATACGCTGCAAAACGTGGGTGCATGGCTCCAAGATAACGAGGTATGTCGCTATAGTGCGTTAAGTCTGCAACCAGCTTTTTTTCAGAAAAAAGGTGAGAAAGCGATGAATGAATTTTAATCTTGCTTAACAAGATGTTTCTCCTCAAAAGCATCAAAAATCAATGCATCTAAATTATTATCGTACCAGTATATCTTAAAATTGTTGTTGAACCCAACTAAAAATTTATACTGTTGAAACGCTGCACTCTCTTTATCTTCTTTGCTTGGAATTGGGTTTTCATCTCCAGGATGAGAATGAAAAAATCCCCAAATGTTATCATCATGTTCAACTAAAGCAGCGGGATCTAGTATAAAAGTGTCTTTAGGAGAGTCACTAATATTTTTGCAAGGGATGTATCTATAATCTTTTGTTATCAATCCTACAGCTTCACGAGGATAATCCTTCAAAGCATGATTGTTCATAGCATCAGTTAATTGTTTAAATTTTTCCATCTTACTTTCTTTACTGTATATTGCTGATAGTATCTGTGATATTTGTAAATTGCACTGTCTCTATTCTCAAGCATTTGAATAATGTTGTTTTTTCCAACATACATTGCAATATGATTTACTACATTAGTCGCACCTATAGACATTAAAATTAAATCAAAAGTTTTCAAGTCTTCTACCTCTTCCCAGTCGCCATTCTCAGATGCTTCCAAAAAAGCTTGTCTGTGTGTTTTTTGAAACCATGCGTCATCAACAATATTCATATAGTCACTTGAAAGGTAAGGTATTTCAATATTTAATTCTTGCTTGTAAATGTGACGTAATAAGTTAAAACAATCCATACCAGTGTTTGGATCACTTCCGAATAGTTTATATGGGATATTTACATATTTTTCATACCAAAGAATCATGTCGGTATAAGGTGTGTATTCGCTTTACCCAATAATCAGATAAAGTTTCTACACAAGAGACTCCCCCCTCCTCTATGTGAAGTATTTTTAAAGGTGCTAAATATATTGCAAAATGCATGATATAATTTTTATGCTTAAAGGCTATTACATCATAATTTTGAGCCTCTGTCAATTTAACTTTTACAGCACACTTAGAAGCCCAATCGTCTACGTTATCTGTAGAAAAATACTTCATCCATTTACGAGATTGAGGATAAGAAGGTAATTCAAAAAGCAAGTTTAATTCGTTCTGATAAAAAGATTTTATTAATTGAATACAGTCACATTTACCATATTCATGTCGCTGTCCTAAATATTTCTGTACCATTTTGCAAACTCTGGGTATATAGACTCAAAAGATTCATTCCTATAAAGATCAAGCTTTAAATTATATTCTTTAAATTTTTTGTCTAAAGAAATGTCGTCATTTAATTTCATGTGTTTAAGCGAATCAAGAATGATATTTATCTCATAGCTATTTAAAGTATTTCTATTATTCTTTAAAAAAGTGTTATATTGTGACAAAATATATTTTTTTGTTTCGCTATTTAATATACTTGCAGATAGATGCGAGGGATGAACTAAATTGGTAATATTAAAAGTTTTATTTAAGCTTTTAATCCAACTTATCAGCTCGTGGTTCGATGATATAGAATAAACACTATTAACTATTGAAAAGGTTGAGATATAAGGTAAAAATCTTACCACGTTCGATTCGAACAAATCCCAATCTAATCCTTTTCTTCCGTATTCAGCTTTTTCTCTATATCCCTCTATACTAGGCCAAAGCTCTACTTTTGTAAATTTTTCCCATAAATCTTCAATTTTGTATTTTTTAAATTTTCCATCATAAGAAAGATTTGTATTGTAGGACAGCTCAATATCTGTGCAATCGTTATCAACTAAAAATTCTAATAGTTTGTAATGACCTTCTTGAACAAATGGCTCTCCTCCAGCAAAATATATTACTCGAATATATTTTTTGATGCTTTCTATATCCTCCCAGAAATCATTATTGTCAGTCCAATAATCAAAATGATTTGGTTCAGTTTCTTTCATCATTCCATGAAATTTTGCTTCTTTAGACCAACTAGAAGAAGCAAATGAACCACACATTCTACATTTAAAATTACATAGATTACCAAATCTAAAATCAAGATATATTGGGGGTGAGTTAATGTGTCCGTCACTTAGTGTTTTATCGTATAAAAAAGAATACTCAGAAAATCTAATATTCATTCTCTCTCGATGACTCTCAATACCATTTTTCTCCCAATCATAACAAATATTACAAGCAGAAACCTGTTCGTTGTTAAGCATAGCTAATCTAGTTGATTTCATAAAAGGATGATTAAAAGCTTCGTTAGGACGTGTACCTTTACCAAAAGAGTTATTTTCATTCTGATATATCGAAAAACAGCATAAGCCATAAGACCCTGCTAAGTCTCCATACTGATGAATCCAAGGAAGTATACAACGATTTGATGTCATTGTCTAGGAATCGTTCTACCAGTTGAAGGAAAACCGCCAAAATGAATTTGGTTGTTTCTAATAGTACAAGAAAGAATAGATTTACCGCAAACATCACCAGCAGCTGATGAAGCTATTTGATTATTTGCAGCAATGGGGTTGGTGTTAGCAGATAGAGAAGTACCTGGAATAGTGCCTCCTGCAGGACCAGGATACTGACACTCTGGTCCTTTATATGTCCACTGACAGGTATTTTTATAAAACTTACGTTTAGGAGCAACAAGTTTGAAATATTGTAACCACGAGATTAAACTGAAGGTAGCAACGTGTTCATTTAGACCCTCAAGTTGATCTATTTTAAAAGTATCCTCAATATAAGAGGACTCATCAGCATCTTGATTTACTATATAGATTGGATCACCTATAGCCGTAGATGCATCTACAGTCCTGTTTAAGAATAAATGATCGGGAGCAACAATTTTTTCAATAGTTGCCTCTCTAGTGCCAGAGCTAGACCTGACATTATCACCAACTCGATATGGTAAGGAATTCAAAACTTGAATAACATTAGCTGAAACAGTTTTGACTGTGCTATATTCAGGCCAAAAGTCTAAAAAATTTGCAAAAGTCGTTTTAATATTAACAACACCGCCTAACAGGTCTCTTGAGTCTAGCTTTTGCTCAACCCATGTATCACCCGCATTTATTGTTTCTTGATATGACCAAGAAGAATTATTACTTCCATAAACTGAATCAACAACTGTTTGATTAAAATGAACGTTACCGGGAACGGTGCGAGGATCTAAAAACTCTACTGTTTCTCCGTTAACAGTGCCTGTGCTAGAATTTGATGAGTTATAACCTACAATAAAAGGGTCTTCAACCATTCTTGAAATTATATTATCAACATTAAAAATTGTTACGTTTATATCTTCTATAGTGCCTTCTGAACCTTGAGTAATGGTATCAACATTAACAGGAAATGGGATGTATGACTCACCACCGTGCAAAACATTATAAGAAATATCAGAAGTTAAGTCTCCCACTATCTCTGCAAACTTAATTGGAAAATCGTTAGGCCAGGCTCTCCCTTCGCCCTCTCCTGTTGGATTACCTGCTTTGTTAGTCGGATACCACTCTCCTGGATAATAAATTTTGTATAAGCGCACTATTGGGTTTTGAGTAAAAGCATTTTTTTCAGCAATAAAAGGACTAGGAGATATAGCTGTAGCATTTGAATTAGCGGTGGTAACTTCTTGAACTACGACATTACTTTTAAATGGAGTTGTTGTTAATAATCCGTCACCACCAGCTGACACACTTGAAACGGTCGAATTAGATATTATTGCTTCTGAAGATGAAAACTCCTGTTGTAAGTTGCTAAGTTTAATTTTTAGCTCATTAGTAGTAGAGTTGACATTTGCGATTAAACCACGAGTTTCAGTTAGATGACCGATGACAGAGTTTTGATTTCTATAAGCTGATGCGTCACCAACCGTAATAATCACATCATAGGCGCGCGCGCTCATTAGTCAAAAACCTCCATGAGTCTAAATGAAACTGTGTAAAAATTATCAATCAAACGATTACCTATTGAATATGTTTGGGATATTGTGAGAGGACCATCAAATCTTGCTACAATTGTACCACTCTCATTCACATGTGACAAGTCAAAAGTGAAAGACTCAAATGTTCCACTTCGTGCGTTATAAAACGTTTCAATAGCTGTTTTTTCAACACCAGTAATAGCTGAATAGGTTAGATCGTAGTTTCTCTTTGATCTACGAGACTTTAATCGTCTTTTTTCATATCCGGCTTGAGAGGTAAACGTAGTTACATCAAAAGTGCGTGATGATTCTATTCCGCTATCAGGTTTACGGTCAGACATTGATTGAAAACGGCTAATAGTATCAGCAGAGAAGTTGAACACGCGCAAACTTAGAGTATCATCTTCACTTATTGCACCAAGTGGAGCACCGGTTTGCTTATTAGGGCTAAAATCTGTTACAGGTTGTAATCCAGCTGCGCGATATCTTGATCCTTCAGCAAACCTTACAAACTCGATAGAACCATTAAAAAACTCACCATTGCTAGCAAAATCATTGTTGGCTCCTATCACTACATTACCTACTGGACTGCTAAGTCCTGGAGTGTAAGCTGAGTGTGCTACTTTTACATTATTTACATACAGTCTTAAATTATTAGTTGAGGCTTCATAGGAAACAGCAACATGATAATTAGATCCACCGTTTGCATTTCCTCCATAAAGCTCTGTTATGCCTCCACCCTCATTTACGATAAATCCGACATTTGAGTTTGAGCCAACATATTTCAACTCATAAAAGCTAGTAGCAGTCGCATGACGAGCAAAAAGTGTTTGATTTGCAGTCATTGACGTACCTGTATCTGGTTTGTTCCATATATCTAGTGTAAAACTTTTATTAACGTTAAAGTCGCCGTGATCAGGAATAAAAAGATACTCATCACCTCCATCAAATGTTAAACTACTTCCAGTGTATGCAGCAGTGCCGTGCCTAAAAGTTGCGGTGTGAGAAGAATCAGAATCATCAGTGAGGTTTGAAGCAAAATTTAATAATAGTTTTGTTGCAGTATTATCAGCTATATCTATTCCTTGACTACCATAAACTGTAGAAGGAAAAGTAAACGCATCAGGATTTTGATACACACCTCCTACAAAAACCTCAAAATCAGCAGTTGTAGTAGGCGTTGCTGCCGCAGGAAAAACAAATGAGATTGTGTTTGAATTAATTGTAAATGAATTGCTATCCACTGTGACAGCAGTTGTATTAGAATACTCTTGTTGTACAGTGGTAAATACAGGAGATGACGCAACCAAAGCAGCTGGTAATGAAAGTGTTTGTAAGGTAAGATTAGACGCGTTAGGTGCCGCAAGAAAAGTTACAGTAGCTCCAGAGTTTGAAATAGAATATCCTGATGTTCCTTGTAATACACCATCAATAAATGCAGCAACCTCACCTGCATGAGCCACAGGTTGACTTAAATTAAATACTGTTGCAGAAGCACCAGTGCTGGAATATTTTACTGTTGACACAACTGGGAATGCAGCGGTAGGTGCTAGTGCGTCTGATGGATATGATGCCATTTATTTTTTCCTTAATGATTTCTTAATTGCGCCATTGTTTTGAAGATCTTTAGTGATTAAGTCGATAATTACTTTATTACCATTCATCTTAGGTGCTTTGACAGCAACATCTTTTGGTGCGCCTGTGTTGTTTACATTGACGGAGACTTCTGGTGGTTTACCTGTGGAGTTCATCTGGCTCAATACTGCACCGCCTATTGCTTTAGCCATTGGTTTACGAATTACAAACTCTCCAGGCTCTAACATAGCAGGAACTCTATCTCGAACTAAACCACCGCCCGCCATAGCACGAATTAAACCACCTGCTGCATGGCTAAGTCCACCAATTTCACCAGCACCAGTGCCAAAACCATGCGGGTCATCGCCGCCTCCGCCTCCGCCTCCGCTGAATTTACCTGTTGAAACGTCACTAAAAGACCCGCCTAATTGACTAGGTGTAAATCCTCCACCCATACCACTGCTACTAAATGACATGCCTTGTGGAAAACCACCATCACGAAAAGCGTTTGGACTAATTGAAGTTCCGATTATATTACCAGTTCTTCTTGACTGATTCATTTGACCTATAATTTCTTCTTGTGTTATAGTAGTATCAGTAGAACCGCTAGAGCTACCACTTCCTCCTAATTTAGATAACGCCATTCCCTTTTTTGCAAGACTAAAAGCTGTTAATGCCATGCCTACTGGAGTGCCTTTTAAAGCAAGACCAAGAGCAGCACTAAATAGTGCTCCACCCATACCCTTTTTTGATTCTGTATCAAAGCCAAGGAGAGCATCGGCAGTCTCTCTATTGAACCCTATACCTCCGCCTGAAGCCATACCACGAACCTTAGACCCAGACAGACGAGCTATTAACATGGCGATAGGATCAGGACGTAATCCAGCATTCATCTCAGCAAGTTTGCTCATGCCTAGTTTTTTAGCAGCTTCTTTGCGTATCACAAACTCACCTGGTTCCAGCATGGCAGGAACTCTGTCACGCTTCATTGCACCGCCTGCTGCTAGGTGGACAGGCCCGCCTGCCGCCGCAGTAAATAGACTTGTGATACCAGCAGCAACTGGTTTAGCGATTGAGGTGGTAAACACCTCTTGTTGTATTGCTCTAAGCATACCGCCTAACATGTCTTTAAAGGTGTCGCCAATTGAATTCATTGTGAGTGTGCCTTCAATCAGTTGCTGATTTAAACTTACAAAAGCTGATTCTAAGCCTTTTTTCATGTTATCAGCAACAGAAAGCTGAAGCACTTTAAATATATCAAACTGTGCATTCAAAGCTTTTTGCGCGTCAATATTACGTTGACGAGCATTAACTGTTTCCATCAATGCGTCTATATCACCTTGAGCAGCTAATCGTGCTATCTCTTTTTCAAAATCTAACTGTGACTGTCTAGCTTTTTGACGTCTTTCAATAGACTCCTCTTGTGCTCGCTCCTCTTTAGCAATTTCTTCGATTCTCATGTCTGTGATATTCTTTTGTAAGTTGCGAATGTTTTGGCTACCTGCTTCTAAACCACCTACATCAAGCCCAGTATTAAGCTGGGGTAGGAGTTTATCAAATCCTTCTTTTTGTGCAGCTTGTCTCAAAACGTCAACATCAGCACCAGCTGCAACTGCTGCCTGTAAAGCGGGATCTGTTGCAACTTTGATATCAGCAGAAAGATTTGAAAGGAGTGTTGCAAAGTTTTCAATAAACTGGTCAAAAATTTTAGCTTGAGTTTTTAATTCGTCTATACGTTGTTGTCTTAATTTTTCTTCAGCATCAAATTTAAGTTGAT